CCAGCATAATCACCTTCTAAAGCACGTTGCCCAGCAAATACAGCGCCAAATCCCGCTCCGAGTAATGGAATCTTTTTGAGTACGCTCTTTAATCCAAACTTTTTTGCTGCTTTCTCTGCGGCTTCGCGCTCTGCTGGAGTCTTTGTTGCGAGGTCATAGGCTTTATTACCAGCCAAAGCAGCACCACCAACCATACTAGTACCTTTTATTAATCCTTTAGCAAGTCCTCTTTCTGTGAGGGTAGATCCGATTTGATCTGTTCCCGTAGTATTTTCGCCAGCAGCTCTAGCCTTTTCCTCTGTCGTCATAAGAGGTTCAATATCGACTCCAGGTATTTTATTTAATACTGAGATAATTGGGTTTATTACGAATCCTATGAACGCGTCTTTTATGGCTGTGAATAAACTGTTGAAAAGATTTGTTATGGCATTTGATATTATTTCGACCAGTTTATCAAACATAAGTGAAGCCAACTCAGACAAACTTCCTCCAGCAGCGAAGAAGCCAATAAAGAATCCTAATAAAGGTGTAATCAATTTCATTAAGCCATCTTTAATAGTTCCAATTATGCCGCCAGAAGCTGCTGCCAATAAATTACTAGCTCCAGGTTTTTTGAAAGATGATTCTATATCTTTTTCTTTCAGAGATAGAGCATCTTTTTTGCTGAATTTTTCTTCTGCTTTCTGATCTTTTTCTACTGTTTTTCCAAAACTATCTGGTAAAGCTCTTATTGCTTCCAAAGTAAGAAAACTGACTGCTACCAAAGTTTCCAGTGTGGTAAACAGTTTATCTTTATCACTAGTATCAGATTGTTCTGGTTTTATTTCTTCGGCAACAAGAACATTGTCAAACATCTGAGTAAATCGTGAACTCATTTCAGATAATCCTATGCTAATCTCATTTAGACTATTTGATATACTTTGCATAGTATTCATGAATTCTTCAAAGCCAGGAACCATTTGTTGGTTGTCAGCAATAGCGTCCACGATTTCGCCTACTAGCACATTGTTGTCTAGTACCATCATTTCGTTTCTACCATATTCTGGTTTTGGTAATGCTGGCAACTCTGCCATGTTTATCTCCTAGCTTTTCTTTGTTGTTCTTCCATTTTTTCTTTTTCTTCTTTTAGGTGTTCTATTAGCATATGCACATAGATATCTCTTTCGAATGGTATCCAACCTTCAATATCTGACATCGCATAATTATGGTGTTGCATCAAAGCAAAATTTGTTCTGTACCAGTTCGACAGACTATTGTAGCCTGTCGTTACCCGAAAAAACTTTGAATACCCTCTAGGGTCAATTCCCTAATACTTCCGTCTCTTCGCTTATACGAAATGCTTGCTGTTATTTTTGGCAATCCTACGAAGAACTCCTGCATTTTTGCTAAGTCTTTTGTTCCTAAACTCATCAACCAATCATCTAATTCTATTTTTGAGTATTCGGCAACGTCATATGCAGTTTCACCATCAAAGATTTGATCAATGCTATCACGAATCGTCATCAGAACAGTTTCTGCGCTATTGACTTTACTTTCAGCAATTAAAGAAAGAACTTCGTACGAAGGATATTTTAATACAACAGAAATAGGATCTGTCAATTTAATAAAACTACCGACTTTTGGTTCAGACACAGATATATCTTTTTCCAAATCTAATTTTATTTTATATGTTTGATTATCTTGATCGTCTTCAACTGTTAGTTCCAGTACATTAGATACAGACTTAGCTCTCAACATCAGAAAAATATACTCTAAGTCAAAGTATGCTAGTTTATCAACATCTTTAATATCCAGAACACAGTTATTGATAATTTGTTTGTAGACATTGATAATGTCTTTCACTTCATTACTTTCTCTGGCTATTAAAACCAGTTTCTCTTCAGAAACGGTATATGGTCTGTAGCGGACAACTTCTTTAGTAGAAGGAATAGTCAGTTCGAAAATAGGTTGTTTAATTTTAGGTAAAGCCATTTTAATCTCCAATCATTAATCATTTTATGGGAAAGTTTTGGTAATATTCTTAATTAGATTCTTACCGTTGATAATAGTAGTATTTAGATTTCTTAGAGAAGATACTGCTGCTGAGTCATTTCTGTCTGCTCCAACTATTCCTAGAAGAGCATCTAGTCTTCCTTGAGTTGAGCCAGCGTTTCTTAATAATCTAAAATTCGTTTGAAATTGCTTGATTCCTCTTAGTGTAGAATATGCGCTATCGAGACCTGTTGTTACTGAGTTTACTAGGTCTGATAATGTTCTACCAAAAGAAGCTTCTGTTTCCTGTGACGCGGTTTCATATGCAGATTTAGCATAATAATGTCTACCGAATTGATACTGATAATCACCAAATGTATATTCGGCAGTTTTGAATGCCATTCTAACAGTGCATTTTGCAATCTGATCGTCGTCTCCCCAATCTAACTGAATCTGCCCAACCTCTATTGGAAATGCATCAAACAATTCGCATTGAACCAAAGCGTAACTATTTCCGCTAAATGCGCCCTGTCTTCCTAATTCTAGTTCTGATCTAATTAGATTTTGTGGTCCTTGTGCTAATTCGTCTTCTGCTGGCGCTAATGTATTATCGGCATAGTTTACTGATGCGAATGATGAATTGGGATCAGCCATTCCAGCATATTTTGATACTATGAATATGCTAAACTTAGTGGCAACATAATCATCTTTATATCTAGAAACTTGATTTATCATTGGAAACGTATCGCTCATTCTAATAATATAATTCATCCATCTATGAAATAACTCCAAAGAGCTGGCTCTGTCTGCATCAATGTAAAAAGTTAATTCTATTTCATCATATGTTGAATCATATGGTATTTTTACAGCTGGACCATAACCTTGTTGTTTAATTTCTTGTGTCAGTAATCTTCTTCCTGGTAAAGTTGCTGCCTGACATAAAAATGCTACTTCTTGATATCTTTCTACTCCAAGTTCAGTGGGCGGAATCAACGTAACCACAAAATTAGAAGTTCTAGCAAGATCCACTGCCAAGAATTTTTGTGAGAAGAAATCTACGCTAAATCTATTTGGCGGAACTGGTATTTTCGCTGCGGATGTTCTTGGTGTTGGTGTTCCACCCAGTGTTTTATTTTGTTGCGTTGCATCAGTAGTCATTAGATTTTGCTCCTACTGTCTTTCCAGACTTTATCTTTGGTTGCTTTCTTAAATTGTTCTGTTGGTAGAAACACAGTCATGTCCCATTCTTCTGGCGGAACATAGATAAACTTGGATCTCATATGATTAAACAAATAATGTTTGAAGCAAGGTTTGAAGAAGCGAAGCCTAGATACAGAACTTAGCAACTGATATGTAATTTTTAATCTTGTGGTTTCGTTTCCGACCACACCGTTTACTTGAGTTTCATACAGACCATCCATTAATTTGGCGCGTAGGATTGGTGGTAAATAATGTAAGTTAAGACCATAGAATCCACCCTCTGCTGGCTGCACATAAAACACTAGAGGAAACCTATCATAGAATGGTAGAGTTTCTTTTCCTTTCGGATCGTATACGAACATGTACATGCGACCAATTTTACCGATATTTCTTTTTCTCTCGGCTTCATTGATAAAGAGATTAGTTCTTACACTAGCTTTTGATATTTCGTTGTATTTGGCTCTCAACCAATCAATAGATTTTTTAGATCTGTTGATTACATCGATGCTAGCTTTAGAAGCATCTTTGACTAGTTTATTGTAAATTGATGCAGGCATTAGCCGTTTAATTCCTTCTCTGTTATAATTTGAAACTTCCAGCCACGATCTTTACAATATTCTTCGGCAGCTTTCCATTTCGATTGATTCTTACCCCAAGTCATCACTTCGTTGATATAGCGTCTAGTTCTTCTCTGCTGTTTCTTAGGTTCGCGAGTCTGAGCCAATGGCTTAATCTCAACGAGGATACTTTCTATTTTACCATCTGGCGTTCTTTTCTTAAACCAGAAGTCTACAAAGTATCGATGCATCTTGTTATCTGTAACGCAACGATATGGCACTACAACTTCCTCTGAGTTCCATTCAAGAACATCAGAATGTGTGTCAAGAAAGTTCATAAACTTTAGTTCTAGACTTGACCTATAAATAACCTTAGTCGGGTCACCCTTATATTTAGCTGGGTTCTTGACTTTATATCTTCCTTTCCATGCCATTTTATCGCCTAAATAAAGAGTACATTCAACAAGGTATTTATATGTCAGAAACAACCAATCCAACAGCAGCATCTAAAACTAAAACCTTGAGTCTGGTTGGCGATGGT